GACTTAGTTTCGCTAATTCCCCAAAATTTAATTTCAATGAAACGATATTTCATCATTTCACTGAAACAAAATTTCATTCAGGTACTTGCTCCACTATTGTCGGGCAACTCTCCCGACTGTGCTGTCAAAACCAGCTCTGTTTTTCCTTCATTACTTGCGTTTATACTCGCTAGACATTCCGTTTACGGTCTCAGGAAGTTTATTTAATCTCAACCCTGCTACGTAACTGTAAATTCAGATTCCTATGGAAACAGATAACGATACCTTCGAGTGCAACCTCACGATTACACTTGTAAGCCCCATTTATAACTCTGTCAAGAGTAGCGTCATATCTCAGATTATCTGTACGGGGTATTTCTACCATGTAACTATATTATACCACATTACCCTACCCTTGTCAAGTATAAAGATTATTCAGAACCTTAACAATTAAGCCACAAAAATGCAAACCAAAGCAACGGAAAACCAACCAAAAAAGCACGACCTTGTAAAGAAACTGTAACCACAAACCGCCCAAAACGTGGTATAATGGTTTTATCAGGTTAAGGGTTAAAGCGTAAGGGCGGAACGAGTACTAGCCGATAAAGACAGCAAATGATGAAAGTGAGAATGATGATTAAAAATAAAAATGAATTTTATAATCAATTATTATCAGGAAAAGTCAGTGATTTAAAACATATATTAGATACCATTTACTCAAAAGAAATAAATAAAGAACTTTTCTTTAAACCACCATATTATGAACGTGGATATTTACAGCACGTTGTTGATTTTGCAGAGGGAAGAAATGAAGAAGTTATCTTACTTTCACCAAAAACTCAAGAAATGGTAAAAGTAGTTTATAGTTATTACTTGACACTTGATTGATTTTATGTATAATATAAGTGTAACTATTAATTAGTTACATAAAGTTTACAAATTTTGTAGATTTTATGTAGTTAATTAAGCATTATAAGCTTATCAAAAAATTCTTACACACCGTAAGCCAATAGAAAGAGAGAAAATACCTCCTGAATTACAAACGTATCATTATTAGTAAACACAACTACGCAAAATAAAATATAAAAGGAAAACACAAAAATGACAGAACAAAACGAAGTAGTAACTTACAACAAAGAAGAAATCGTAAAAGATACCCCTAATTTTATGGTTGTTCGCAAAGCTGATGGAAAATTTGGTAAAATCATGAAATATGAAAAATTAATCACTATTGAACCTCAAACGATTGAAGAGAAAAAAGAACTCTTTTCTATCATGAATGAAGATGATAATGATAAAGTTGTTCCAATGAAAGACGCTGTGGGAATGAATTTAGAAATTGTTGATTTCTTTACAAGTCCTTATGAGTCTTTGAATGAAGATACAGGAGAAACAGAGTACGGAGTTACAACGACAATCAAATCAACTGACGGAATGTATTACGTAACTTCTTCAAAATCTGTCTACTACTCACTTCTTGCAATGGTCAACGCTTTCGGAATGCCTCATACACCTGATTATGTACCAATTGCATTTACAATTACTTCAACAAAACAACAACGTGGTAATCAAATCAATATTAAATTAGTTTAATATAATAGTCGCAAAATAAATAAATTCATACAAAATTTTTTCAAAATAAAAACTTACTATTCCCGAACGCTTAGTAAGTTTTCTCATTAAAGTAAAGGAATTAAAATTATGTCAGAAATTGCAATGTCCGCTGATTTTTTAAGTCATCTTGTCGGACGTAAAAAAGAGCAAGTTGACGAAAAAGTTGACGAAAAAGTTAACGAAAAAGTTGACGAAAAAGTTAACGAAAAAGTTGACGAAAAAGTTAACGAAAAAGTTGACGAAGAGGAGTAAATAATGGCTGAAGAATTAACTCAAGCTCAATTAATTGAGCAAAAGTTACAATTGACACAAATGGAGCTTGAAGCTTCTACTTCTTTCGAAGCTATTTCTGAAATGCTTTTAGGGATTATGGATAGTGAAGCAATTCTATATACTGTTCAAATTCAAGCGATTCATAAATTGCAAGATATTTACTACGGAACAGCTTCAAGACTGGAAGAGGCAGTTCATAAAAATGAACAGTTAAAAGCAAATAATCTTGTTTTAGCAGGCGTTAAAAATTCAGATATTGAAACTGAATTAACCGAAGAAGAAAAAGAGTATTTAGCTGTCATGGAAGATAGCGAAGGAGAATAAAAATGGCATTAACTGCACAACAACAAACCGCAAAAAATTTAACTCAAAGTTTGCAAACAGCGCCACGCGAATTACAAGTAAAAATCATGGGTCCCAATTGGACACCCTCATCAAAAGAACTTGTAACACTTGAAAAAGTTGGAGCTAAAGTTAGCAAATTGACACTTCCTGATTTGGTCAATATTGTATCGCCTATTTTGATTGATAAAGTATTTAAAACTGAATTAACTTCATTTTTGGCTAACAATCCGTGGTCACGCTTTTACAATTCTACTGATGAATATGGAAAAGTAAAAGAACATATTATCACGCTTGCGGGGACAATTGTAAACCTTGTGGGCGATACTGCGGGTGACTTTGGTTCATATGAAATGAAAGCGAACTTCAAAGAGGAAGATAAAAACCCGTCAACACTTGATTACTTCAAATCAAAAGATATTGTTTATTATACTAAACATATTCGTGCTTTTGTTCAAACTGCTTCATTTAACTTTACTGAATTAAAAGGAGCATTTCAATCACAAGGTGCTTGGGATAGTTTTACAACTGTAAAAACTCAAATGCTCATGGAGCAAGCAACAGAAGAAGAAAGTGCTGTTATTTCTAATATGGTTGCGGGTATGTTGATTCCTAAAAATATCGGCATGTTGACAGATTCAGATGACCCTGATTTCACAGCAGTCACTCAACCTAAAGTAACACTTTTGGGAGATGATTATTCTCAAGCTGATTTTGTTCAAACACTTCAAAAATATACCAACAATGTTAAGTTTCCTAAAACAGCAAAACTTGAAAATCCGCTAGGCTTGCCATTGATTACTAAAAAAGAAAATTTAGTTGCTTATGTCACACCTGATATTTTGGCAAGCCAAAATTTCCTTGAAGCGTATGCCTTTACAGCCAACAAAGTGACACTCCCTGAAACCACTGAAATGTTTGCGCCACTTCCACCCGTTGCGGTTTCTAATTTGAAAGTAGATGTTTTGGGAACTGTTTCAGATGTTGCGACTGACGGAACATATACAGGTACAGTTTTACCAATTGCCTTTATTGGGGACGTACAAGCTATTGATGTGGTTCACTCAGAACTTTATACAACTAGTGTTGTTAATGATTTACGTGAGTTCATGTCTGCGCAAGTCCATGACCATATGCACGTTCATATTTCTCATGAAAAGAATATTCGTTTCTTTGCTATCCCTATCAGAGGAACACTTGTCGCTCCTACTTCAATTACAACCACTCAAGCGACTGACTCAACAACTGCGGACGGTTCGGCAACACTTCCAACAAAACTTAAAGATAGTAAAGGTGCTGATGTTACTGTAACTTCTTTAGTGACTGATTCAACAGGTGTAACTCAATCCAATTTAACTAAACTTAAAGCAGGTGATTATAATGTTGTCTTTTCAGCAAGTGGTTACAATGATTTAAATGCAACATTTACAATCACTCATAAATAGAGAGGAAATAAAATAATTGAACCCGTTAGGAAATAATTTTTTAAAGGGTTTGTATGAACCCACGTCATTTAAAGATGTGGGTTTATTGCAACCCGCAAATAATTTTCAAAAATTTTATAGTTATTACTGGCAAAAATTATATAGCGTGGCGACAAACATGTTTAAATGGGAATTTAAGAAAAATGATTTATTCCCAACCTATTTTATTGAGATTATGCTTAATACTCAAGGAACAATCTCTTTTCAAGAAATGATGACACGGCAAACTAAAAACAGTCCGTCACAATCTTTAGGATATGTCTTTGCGGGTTATGTTTCAATGAATGGAAAGTATGATTTATTTGGACGTCCTACTAAAATAAAAATAACCCCTTTTGTTAATGCAAATGGAACAACAACATGGCAATCGTTTACCGTTGCCAATTCAATTAATACGTTTAAAGATGAGGATAACAAAGATAAAGCTGTAATCGGTTATAACACACATTTAGCCGAGGGGCTTGAATGGTTAGAACTACTTTGTTGTAAATTGGCGATATTAGAAACAGCAAAAATTGATAATGTCAATTTATTGAAGCAACCATTAACAATTATTGCTGATGAATATAATGACTTTTCAGCAGATGAACTTGTGAATGAACAATCTTCTATGGCACGTGTTATTAAAGTTTTTAGTGGAGCAGGTAAAGAATTATTAGACAGTTTAAAAGTTCATTCAACAGGGGCTGAAAATTATATTGATACGTATCAAAAACAAATTGAAATTGAATTAAAAGAGGCTTATGAACGTTTGGGAATATCTACAAATGTGGTAGATAAAAAAGAACGTGTTTTACAAAATGAGCAGTTAACACAAAATCAAATTTCTAATCTTGTTTATGCTGAAAAGTATAAAATGAGATTAAAATTTATTGAAGACATTACAAAAGTTTTCGGAGATATGGGGATTACTTGCGAACCTATTTTGACTTTGCAAGGGTCTGAATTTGAAGAAAACAAAGAAATAGAAACAGAGGAAGATTAAATGACAATTTCATCATTGACAAATATCAAAAAATATGAATGGCAAAGTTCAGGACATTTTGGAGGGATTACAAGAAAACCGATTGACATGATTGTTTTACACCATAATGGCGGAACAGGTTCAAACGTTGTTCCTAATTGTTGGATTGAACGGGAAGCGTCAGCGCATTATCAAATTGAAAACGGTCAAATTATAAACTGTTTAGATGAAGATATTACAGCTTGGCATTGTGGCGCTTATGGCGTTGATAATAATTCACATACCATTGGCATTGAACATCAAAACTCTACTGGTGCGCCTGATTGGTTAGTTTCTAATGAAAATCAAGAAAAATCAGCGCAATTAGTTGCGGATATTGCAAAACGCTACGGCATTCCATTAGATAGAAATCACATTGTCAGACACCGTGAAATGCCTAACTGCAATACAGATTGTTCAGGCGGTCTTGATATTGATTGGGTTGTTACCCGTGCAAAACAAATTGCGGGTCAAGGTGGAATACCTGCACCAACACCAACACCAACACCCTCAAACTCTAATCCAGTTAATCCAGTTGTTACTGTTTCCTACGGGTTGCGACAAATTGGTGCGGGTTGGCTTGGAACAATTACCGATTTTAACAACTCAAACGGAAATGGATTTGCTGGAAATTCTAATCATGAGCATGATATGTTATTTGCAAGCGTGTCACATGGTTCTTTAAGATACCGTGTTCATACTGTCAAATCGGGTTGGCTTGGTTGGGTTAATCAAGGAAATAAAAATGACCTTGTTAATGGTTGTGCGGGAAACCCTAATGAAGCAATTGACGGGGTTCAATTCTACTATACGACACCTAATGGAGAAGTTTACAAGCAAGCCTATTATCGCTCACAAACGTCTAAGCGTGCGGGGTGGTTACCTAGTGTAGAAGATGATAAAGACTTTGCGGGAATACTTGGCGAACCGCTTGACCGTTTACAAATTGCTATTCGTAGCTCAAACCCATTTTAAGGAGATTTTAAATGTCTGATAATATTGAAAACAATGACAACCTAGAAAATCACATGACAGACTGGCATACCCTTTTTAATGATTTTGTTGATAAAAATCATATTGGAATGCAAAGACTTGTTCCCGAATTATTGGGAGAATTTGATAATGGTTGGGACGTTCAGCAACAATTGGCGTATGTTTTAGCTTGTTTACGACGTCTTGCTCGTGACCAAAATATTCTAACGCATGAGTTTGATTCAGTTGCTGACGGTTTACTTGAAATCGTCAATAAAATTATGAATGAGTTCGCTAAAGAAATGACGGACGAAATCAATAAATTATGGGTAGAAGTTAACCTGCTCTATAATCGAAAAATTACTTTTTCAACTGATGATACGCTAAAAACAACGGTAGTAGGAAGCTGGCAAAATGGAGATACTGAACTCAAAGTCTCTCAAAATACTGTTTTAGATTCAGGAACTAAAACGTTAAACATTACAGGACTTGCAACTTATACTGTAAATAATAGTTTATCAACAGGAAATGGTTTATTTAATCCTGATTTTACACAACCCGTCATTGCTTTAAATACTAAAATTAATAAAGAAATTCAAGACCGAATTGACGCGATTAATGCCGAAGCAACAGCACGTAAAAATCAAGATATTGTCTTACAACAAAATATTGATGCTGAAGCAAAAACAAGAGCGGACGCCGATACTGCTGAAGCTAAAGCACGAAGTGATAAAGATACGGACTTGCAAAACCAAATCAATAATTTAACGAAGTTTGCAAATGATTTAATCACTAACTTAAATCAAAGTGGAGCATATTCAGGGTCAAGCATTACCTCACAAGGTGCATTTAATCAACATATTGCTTACGGTAATATTAACCACTACGGTGCATCTCAAGACGGTGCTTATGGTATCTTTACATCTCAAGTATCGCCTGATAACTCTACCGCAGTTGGTTTAGATTAGGGGGAATTTATGGCAAAGTTACAAATTCAATATAATAGAGCAACATTGCCTAATGGCTATGTCTTGAAAGATATGGGACAAGCTATGCCAAATTGGGCAAAGTCTACTAACGGCAATATTAACGGAGATGCAAATCAAGGAATTAACAATTATAGTGCTTGGTGGTCTCAGGGCGGGACTCCCGTAACTGATGTTTTTTCAAGTGTCACGAGTGACGGGCATTCATACGTACAATATGGGCAAAATGTTTCAATTTATGCCACAGCTAAATTTTTCCATTTTAATTATTCCATTACAAATGAAGTCTTACATGATGATGGGTCTGTGGATGCTGATATTGTGGTAACGGTGGATAATGCAGTTCCTGCAAGGAAAACACAATACTCCACAACAGGTTATAATATTACGAACACACTAAAAATTGGGTCAAATGTGATTGCTAGTTACACAGGAAACTCTTCTGACGAATATACGATATTTCCATCAACAAAATCTTGGACGCAACACGTGACGATTCCACCTCGTGGATATGCAAATGCTTTATCCATTATTTTTTCAACACATTATACCAATCGCGAATTTCCTGATTTGTCAATCGGTGCGGGTGCAAGTATTTTTAATCCTAATTATGGACTTTATACGCCTATGAAGTTAAAAGTTAATGGTCAATGGATAACGCTTAATAATACAGCTAAAAAGAATAAGAGAAAGAAAAACGGCAGTTGGGTAGATATTGCACAAGAAAATCTATCTTCTCAAAATGCTGTTAATACAGGACATAACAGGCGTAAAAAAGGTGGTCAATATCAACAAATGCCACTTCCTAAATAGAAAGGAAATTTAAGATGTCGGACGGAATTACAGACGGAACTTATCAAAGTAAGATTCCTGAAATTAATCTCAAACGAACAACTGACCATAAAAATGTTTATGCAGACACAGCGATTTACCAAATCATGGCAACCTTTGGAGCTGAACCGATTCAAATCTTTGAGGCTGACAATAAAGAGCGGGCGCAAGCGTTTATTGATTCTATTGTCTCTAATGGGTATCTTAAAGCACTCAATCCAACGCTTAATATTGTTTATGTCAATCATTCCATTATTGAGGACGGTTATTATACCTACTCTCATATTTATGAAAATGGGCAAACCATAAACTTTACCATTTATAACACCCCATTAACCTATAATGTCGCTGATGTTATTCAAGGTTGGCAAGGGTATGTTGTTCAGTTTTCTACAGATGTGGTACATTGGTGGTATGATAATCATGCTTATGCGTGGTCTGCTGACGGTACGAACGGCTTTACGACTATTTTTCCGAATTTGAATTTGTTATCTGATTATCCTCAATTTATTGGAACACAACACACGCCTATCGGATATCTTCATGATGACCCTAAATGGTACGACTGGCAACCATTTACAGGAACGTTGCCCGTGCCTAATACACATACTGAATTTTCATTTAGTACAAAATTATGGGATACCATAGAAGAAATTAAAGCCATTGCACCTATTAACAAACGCAATATTAGAAATGATAACTGGAAGTATCAACCAAATGAAACTTATCCATTTATAGGAGGCTATGAGTCATGACACCTAAAACAATGAAATTAAGTGAGTATGCGAGTAAGTTAGTTTATCAACGTGAAGTGAATACAGGGTATAAAAGCGGTTTCATGGGTCGAGTGGTTCATGACCCAATCAAAAGTTTTTCAACGCCTAAAAATAGTAAATTTGATTCAGGACTTGAGGGGCTAGATTTGTCTTTTGATGACCATATCTCTCAAAAAGAAATGATTGAAAAGTCAATGCCTGATATTTTTAATAATATTACTCTAACGTTCAACAATACGGAACTCATTACTGATGAAATTAAAAGCATGTTCATCAAACGATTTTGGAATAAGCGTTTAGGCATGCCTACCATTGCACAATGGCAAGGCGAACTTGAATATTATTTTATGGAAGAATGTAAGAATGCTTTAATTCAAAACTACTTACTTTCTACCATTAATATTGATGATTTTCTGGACGGGGGAAGTGTTTCAGGTTCAAATAATACGGACAGTATGCAAGGAAACAAAAACACGCCTGACGGGTCTACCCTTAATATTACGCATGACCAAAAAATGTTGCTTGATAGAGCAACTTCAGTTGTTCGGGCAATTGGTCAGGGGTCAAGCGACCAAAATACAAAAATCGCAAAATATCAAGCCTTTTTAATGGCGCAACGTACAAGCTTAATTGATGATGTCATTTTGCAAAATGCACGTAAATTATTTATGCTTATCGGTTAATTAAAGAGGGGAAACCCTCTTTTTAATTATTGAAAGGAAATTATGAGCAATACAACAAAAATCAAACTCTTTGATGATATTAAAATTCCTAGGGGATATTTAGACACTATTAATTTTGATGACGCTACTCAGCAATTCAACTACTTTTTTAACCACCCGTCAGAAATTTTTTCATCTTCTGATTTTAGCCCCATTCACGAACATAGTCCGATTCAATTAACGGGACTAAGAACTACGTTTGAGCGGGCGAATTATATGATGTATCAATTTAACGGAAAATGGTACTATGCTTTTGTTAATGGAATGACACAATTGGACTACAATAGTGACACAGGGCAGGGAACAGTTAACATTGATTTTGAAATAGACCTTATGCAAACTCATTTGTTCCAAATTAAAAACATGACTAATTTGTTTACGGTTCGCCGTCACTTACCTAATAATTTAGCTAGTATTAGTCAGCGCTTATATGATGAAATTAACCCAACCTATAAAGCCATTACTGAAACATTAAAATATGGTCAAATGGTTGCCAATAATACCCAAGTGATTAAATGGATTGTTTTTATCACGAAACGAAAAGACACCAAACCAATGACCAATGGCGAGCTTAATCCCTTTTCAATGTATTGCTTTCCGATTAGAGTAGGAAAAACAGGTTTAGACCCTACTGTTTCGCCTTATACCGTCAACGGTCAATCTTCTCCACCCGTTCAGGGGCTTCAAGATATTGTCCAAACCTTGACAGGAAATACTGAACAAGGTAACAGCATGACTAATAATTGTGTCAATCTCTATTTAATTGATGATATCAATATCAAATGGTCAGTTGACGCAAACGGAACGGTTAATATTAATGACGCCAATGCGAACTATATTTCTGACCCCGTTGAATGTATTCAATTATTGGGGGCAACTGCGGGCGCTGATGAACAAGTCATTAACATGGTCGATATTAAAGCAGAATTATGGAAAAACTTACAAGCTAAAGGGGCAACAGAATATCAATTGGTTAATTCAACCCTTTGCGGGGCGTCTATTGCGAACTCATACGGAACACTTACCCTAGAGGCTAAAAATTTAATTCCTATGAAAGATTTTAAACTCTTAAAACGTTCGTATGCCACTGAACAAGGGTCGCAAGTCACGACTTTAAAAGGTTATTGTGGTTCTGACCAAGTAGCGGTGCAAATGGGGATTAAATCAACAGGAAAAGCCCAAACCATTCTTTCTAATTCTACCGCTACTTATATGCAAGCGAATAAAAACGCTTATGCCTTTAAACAACAAAGTTTAAACGTACAACAAGAACAATTAAATGCTACTCAAGCTTTACAATCAAGTAACCTTAATAAAAACCTTTCGTTCGGGCAACGTCAATTTGATGTTAATTACGGAACAGTAGGAAATATTCAATTTGCAGGACATGAGGCAATGGGATTATTTAATACTGCTTCAAATGCACTTACTCAAACCGCAACAGGATTTGCTACAGGTGGCGTCTTAGGTGGCGTACTAAGTGCTGGCATAGGTTTAGCCAATACAGCACTCAAAGGCGTTGATACTATCAAGACGTACAAAATCGGGGAATACAAAAAGATAGAGATAGTTACTCTATGGAATACGCTCAGCAACAAGTCAATTTACAACAACAGCAAGCCCAACAAAATATGGATATGGCGAGAAAAGCTTTTGCAAGTGAAAATGCTGACCGTGCATTACAACCTTTAACCATTAATCAAATGGGAACATCTAATATCTCAGATTATGAAAATGATTTATGGACGGATAATTTAGTCATCTGGTGCGCTGATAATTATTCGATTAAAATGGCAAACAATGAACTTCAAAGAGACGGCGCTTATACCGCTGATTATTATAATATGTCTGAAATGTTGTCATGCCGTAAAAACTTTAATCGGATTCAAGTGGCACAACGTTTAATTTTACAATTAAATCAAGCTCAAAAAGAAATCATTGAGGGGGCTTTTACTAAAGGGGTTCGGTTTTGGAACTTTTCAAATTGGGGGTCTCAAAAAGAATTTGACGGACGTTTCATGTATTACTACAATTGTGACGCTACATTGTAAAATAAAAAAACCTAGGTCGATTGACTTAGGTTTTTTTATTTATAGAAAGTTGTTGAATTGCATAAGGAGCATTAAATGGTCGGGGTCTATTGCCTCTTTAATACTATCTCTTGTATTTTTATCACTACTTGTATTCCCATTCGAGTCATTATAATCCCCTAAATGTGACCAATCTTGCGTTGCGTATCTTTGGGCGGCTGCTAACCGTTTAGGGTATGAGGCTAAGGCAGCACTAAAATTAGGACGTTCGCAACAAACAATAAAATAGGCGAGTTTTGTCTCTAAGCTTGCGTTATCAGGAATAAACTTATTATATTCAAAGTTGTATGAAATGACTTTATTCCAATCGACATTTGCCCAACCACTTGAGCTTTGATATTGCGCAATAACAGAAAGTGAAGCGCCCGCCCCGTCATTAGACCATTTATGTCGTGCAGGATTATAAAAATCGTCTATGACGTCCGCTTGTACTTCTGCTCGATTGAGCATGTCCCATTCAGGATAAGCTTTTATTTTAGAAGGTGGCGTCCATTGAATCAACCCCCAACCACCAGACCAGCCTGATGTGACAGCTGTTTTAAAATCCATGTGACCGCCTCCCTCAATTATTGTCGGGTCAAAACCACTTTCTCCGTAAATACTCCCCATGATTGCAAAAATAGAAGTATCTACATATTTTAATTCTCTTAGCTTTTTAACAAACGATTGTTCGGGGGTTAAGGGTTGCGTGCCTGAACCATTTCCCACAATATTCGGACGGACAACTCCGATATATCTTGCGGGAGCCCAACCGATAACATCAGTTATATTGCGTTCGGTCACAGGGTCGCCGTGTCCTATCCCATTTTCGTCTATCATTTTACCTGAACCCGAAACGATACCCACATGTCCATAGGGTACAGAATTGGCTGTCCCAAACATAATGATATCGCCTACGTGCATATCTGATATTTTACAGTTAGCGATTCTACTCCACCCATTCGGAAGCGTTGCATGATACCAATAATCCCCGGGGTCATTAAATCCAAAAAAAGTGATATTCCAAAACTTTTTGCCATAAGCATTAAATAAGTCATAACACTGAACCCCATACCAACCGTCAAAATCTATATATTTTCCTTTATTTTGGTTAATCCATGCAGTAACATCACTTGAATTAATTGTCATAATTTTCTCCTTTACTTTAGTGCGTAAACAAATTTAGACCATTCCAAAAAAGTTTCAGGACTTTCATGATAGACCATATTTTGTTGGAAAAGTTCAAAATAAGTTTTAAATTTCTTTTTAAGTTGTGTTTCTTCTAAAAATACTTCATCTTCCATAAGGGTATCAAAATTATTATTAAAGACAGTAATGTTTTCTAGTCCGTCAAGCGTTTTATAAACTTGATAATAATATTCTAATCCGCTAGGAATTTTACGCTCTGCAATACCTAAATATTGACGGTCATATTTAACCAGTAACTTAGGTTTTTTACCATAATGTTTAAAATAGGGCGTCCTGATATTTTCAAAAGCGTTTGTTTTAGAATTTGAAAAATCTCTATTTTTTGCCCCTAACCTCACAAAAGGGTCGGTCATGTTTAATTCTTCTTGTTTATTTTCAACAAATTGAACACAATAATCTTCTCTTTTAACAAATCCCTTTTTAATATCTTCGTGTGTTAAGTAGTAACCGAGTCCCGCAAAAATGGGGTTAAAATTTTCTCCGACATTGGAAAGCATGAATAAATAAAAATCTTCTCTTTTCCGCTTAATGGTCTCAATTAAATTGAGAAGTACCGTAAATTCATTTCTGATATATCTTGCATTCGGCATAATTGAACGGTCAATAATAACCTCATCAAAAACTAAATATTTAACATCAGGATAATTATTAGATTTAACATGCCCCGCCCGACTTAGTGCAATAAAATAGACAATACAACGATCGTCAAAAAATATTTTGTTTCTAATCGCTTTTATTTCGTGGATTGCCCCGTCAATTGAAAATCTCATGATTTGTTTTGATTCGTCCGCATTAAAGTCTGAAAACCGATTTCCAAAATAGACCCTTAACATTTCTTCAGTAATAAAATTATTTTTTTCTAATTCATCAATTTCAACGCCTAACCGTCTCAAATAAACCATTGAAACATTATTAAAAAAGAGGTCGTCAAGCGCCTCTCCCGTAACATTGAACGTTTTACCAACTCCACGCCCACCCACAACTAAAAATATTCTATCATCTGTTTCGAGTAGTCTCTTTGGTGTCCAAAATTCGTTACTCTTTGTTATCATCAGCACCCCCGTCATTATTTTGAATGGTTTCAATTGCTTTATATGAAATGCCTAAATCTTTAAGATTTTCTAAAATAGAAGAAATTTCATAAACAAATAAAGGAATGGTCAAAATTACGCCCAATTCATGACTTAATAAATTGCCAATCCAATAAAGCAAACCGACTGCTGTAATTAAAGTGAATTTTAAAGGAAGTGAATACAAAAATGTGCGAGAAGTAAAGCATTGCTGAATGGTCTCTTTGCCTATTTTTACCGCCTTAGAAACGCCTAGAGCGATATCAAGGTATGTCACTGCGATATAGACTAGTATTGTCGTAATAAGTGTTAATTTCATAAGTAAAGGGTGCAAAAATTGAGTAATTTCCATAAATGTTTTTTTCTCCTGATTAATTTGATTATATCATATTTATTTATCTTTTAAAATATCTAATATTTCTTGACTTAAAAGATAATGTTTTTTATTTACTAACTTTTCGATTAGAATAAGTTTACTCTCAGCTCTAAGCGCTCTTTTGCGCCATGTTTTAGCAATTAACTCTTTAGTAATCATCATTTTTGATTTTTCTCTAAAATTCATTTTAAAACTCCTTATCAAAAGTTTTTCGATTATATTTAGCCGTTAATTCTTCCAGTTTTTCTTTCATCTCTGAAAATTTTGTTTTTGAAATCTCTAATACCTCATTAGAAGTTAATTTAGGATAGAGCCATTTACTATTATTAAAATGTAAAATGTTCATTACCGCTGAACGTGTTTCAACATCAATCACGCTTTTCTTTCTATCTTCAATAGATAGTCTTAATTGACGCATTAAATATTTATTATTTTCAATTGATGAGACTTGTTGATTCGTTAATTCTTTATTTTCCCATAAATTGGCAATATGGTCTAATAATTCACTAACATCTGTTTCAGGTGCTGAAACCTTTAATTGTCCTAATACATAAATATCGCCTTTGAAAATTTCGTGTAAGGCGTTATATTCTTGCATGGATAAAGTAATTTTACGTTTGTTTTTCATAGTTTGACCTCTCTTATTTTTTGATATTCGAGCTTAATTTTTTCGTCTGCTTTTTCGTAGTCTTCTACGGTTTTACAATTAAGCCATATTTTTTTGACTCTAGCGTCTAATTTTTCTTGTAATTTTCTAACCTTTCTGTTTTGAGTTTTGAACCGAGGACTAAAATTATCCTCTTTATAATTAACATAAACAAGTTGATTTTTAAGAATTGTACCATAAGAAGTTGATTTTGATTTTAATACCACTTCAATCCGCTCATTTAAAAAAGTTTCGGTTGTTAAATGGTCAATATTATTTAATCCGCAACAATGAACATCATAATAATCTTTACCATTATGTTTTTTATCCTTTTCAGGCGAACTCGTATTTTTAATTTTTTCAATATAAGTCTTAGGTTGTGAATAAATTCCCTCAACCGCTGTATTTTCATGTTTGAATTTTCCTAGTTCATCATCATCAAACATTTCGGGCATTATTTTTTGAAGCTTGATACTTTCTTTTTCAGGTAAATGAATACTATCCGTATCTGTATAAAAGACTTCTACCTCCGCAATCATTGAAAGTAATTGCGCCCTTGCCATTCCCGTGACATAACTTGCAAATAAAACATATTCGCCCGCTAAATTCTCCTCATTTTCAACAATTTGAACCTCATTAAATTCATCTAGTTCAGCCTTAAAACTTTTAAGCGTTCGGCGTGTTCCAAACTTTCCATAAGGACTATTGATTAAAAGTTTTGCATATTCACGTAATGCAGGATTTCCCTTATCATGTGAATTATTTGCTTTTAATTCAAAACCCTTATCCATATATCTTACAATTTCAGGAAAAATACGTTTTTTAGTTTCAATTGTTTTGACTGTGTTTTGAAATTCAACATTTTCCGCAAATTTTAGAAGTTGCTGTAATTCGTAATCAGTAACTGCAATTGTGAAATTACTAGGAAAATCATAGGCTGTAGTGACTGTTTTATTAAATGCTTTTAAATATTCATTTTTTTCGTGTGAATTAAGAAGTATAATATTTTCTTTTGAAAATGTACCCTTTAAAGTTACGAAATAAAAATAAGCTTTATCGCATTTTTCTAAGTCTTTATTTTCTGTTAAATATTTAACAATATCAGGAAAGTTTTTATAAATCGTTCGGGGTTTTCCGTATGCCATTTTTCTATTTCTCATCTTATCAGGATACATAGAAGTAGCGTCTTTAATATGAATATTCTTTTGAAGCTGATTTTGAATTTTAGGGTTCACATAAACTAATCCCCCTTTATACGTTTTAAACTCTGTTTCAACTTCTTTTTCCTTACGTGTATCATAAGGCGGAAACCATTCATAAAAGTCATTATTTGTAAACTCTGATTTTAATTGATGATATGCAAAACCACCCGAGGTTAAATAAATCCCATTGTTTTTATAGTAGTCAAATAAAAAAGTCGTTTCAACAGCTTTAAGAAGTACCCTTGTATCTTGACGCCCGTACTCTAAAAACTTTTTTGACATCACAATATCTTTTTGACTTTTAAAATACATCGGATAATAGGTTTCTTGCTTAGGTTCTCCAATTAAGTCTCCTATTTTTCGCAAAGTTGTGGGGAATTGTTTAGCTGTATCGTAGAAATAAAATACTTTATCCTTATATTTGATAGTTACTGAATATAAAGCAATATCCGTTCTTATTTCTTCAATTTCTATTGTAGGGTCTAATAAAAATTCACGGATTAAATAAGAGTAGTCATATTTTAGATTATGAACAGGAATATACGTCCGATTTGGTAAAGACTTAATGACACGTATTGTCGTTTTAGTATCATAAAAAATAGAAGTATTTGTATCGTCCATTTCTTTGTAAATAAACCGATACAAATTTTGTTGATTCTTCATATACTCCATAACATATTGATTAAATGTAAACTGTGAGAGTATAATCGTAGGTTTATCATTAACAATAGAGGTCTCCGTATCGAAGGCAACAATAAACGGACGAAATACAGCATTTTTATATTTTTGTATTTCTTCATACGCCTTTTTTATTTTTTTCTCAGGGATTTGATATTCTTGTTCAATAGGTTGACGCGATTTATAAAATAAATTTGCCCCATAATCAACAGCACGACTGAAATGTTCAAAATTATCAAGTTCAAACTCTTTTATTACTTGTTCCATTTCTGAACGTTCCAAAATTACCTCTTATTCTAGCCAATGTTCGATAGATTCAGGACTTTTATCTACTTCATTAAAGAAGTCTAATTTTTCACTAGAGGGCATCATATAAGACCAACGTGACATTCTAATACCAAACTTAGAAACTAGCCAAGCCGCCTCCTGCACCTCAAATCCATGATTGACCAACCATATTATTAGGGAGTTGGTTGTCCCTAGCACCTTTTTTTGTTTTCCAAAATTCTTTGCGCTATTCTTAATTTTATTTTGATATTGCTCTGTTTCCTTATAGAGCATATCTTTTTGTTTAGAAGTAACAATAATTTCTTTACCTGCATGTGTTACTGCATTTAATTTCTGGCGATACATTCCTTGAATGATATAGTCAAGTTCTCCACTTGATTTACTATCAAGGTTATTTAAATCACTATTACGCTTTTGTTCATTTGTAAACTCTTTTAGGCGCAACCTAATATATTTTAGTTTATCCTTTTTATTTTTAAAAGGCTTAATATCTGCAATTTTTACCATTTGTTATAAATCCTTTTTGCTGATTTTGCACTCTCTGTATAACACTTAGAGCATAACTTGTCTTCATAAAATTTAGTATAAAATTTTTTATGACACTTGCGACATGTTTTTACATAATCAGGACGTTTATTTTTATCCATAATATCCTCAAAAGAGTATTAGTAACTTATACTAATACTCTTTTTCTATATAAGTTTTAATATACTTAACAAAATTTGCAGTATCTGATGGCATTGGAAAATCTATTTCAAGCCCTTGCTCAACGCCTTGAGAATACGCATAAGTAGCAATTTCAATCACTTGAGATAAGCTATAATAATTTTCGATAGCTTTAATTTCTGATTTTTCTCCGTCAAAAGTTCCTTTTACAAACTGTACATGTTTATTAGGATTCCAATCAATGCCCAAGTTATTAAAGTCTGATTCTTCTTTTAATTTATATAATTCGCCCATATTATTCTCCAATTCGTTTAATCGAAATGCAAACAATATCGTTTAAACTGATTAAATATGTTGTAAAATTTATTTTTACTTTAATCGAATTTAACTTTGATTCTTTATTTTTAAAAGCACTATACGCTTTTTTAATGTCATTTTTTTCTTTTTCAGTACAAACCAATAACATTGTTTTATTTGCACGAAATAAAATTTCTAGTTCGTAAGTCATTTATCTCCTATTCTATAACATCTTTGTATAATAAAGAAAAACGTTGCCACTCTTTTTTATTATATCCATGTTCAAATAATAAATTTATTAATTCCTTTTTATTATATTCATTAATATCTTTATCTGATTTTATAACAACTCTTGCTTCTTTAAATGTTGTTTGTTGTGTTGAGGTACGTAGAAGTTTGAAAACATAATTAAATTTCATCTTTATTCTCCTTTTTACCCCAATCAGGTAGAGAATAATTTTGCAAAATTGTAATAGCTTTTTCTGCTACATTTCTGTTTTTTGTCCAATTATCTATTTTATGATATAAATCTTTTCTATCTTGTTCAAATTTTTCTTCTAATTTTTCTAACTCTTTTTTATATGTTATAACACTATTAGCACTATAATTATATAAATCTTCTGTTTCTCTCAATGCTTTTTCTAATAATTCAATTGATTTTTCCATTTTCTCTCACTTTCATTTATTATTTTCTTAATCGGTTAGTACTCGTTCCGCCCTTACGCTTTAACCCTTAACCTGATAAAACCATTATACCACGTTTTGGGCGGTTTGTGGTTACAGTTTCTTTACAAGGTCGTGCTTTTTTGGTTGGTTTTCCGTTGCTTTGGTTTGCATTTTTGTGGCTTAATTGTTAAGGTTCTGAATAATCTTTATACTTGACAAGGGTAGGGTAATGTGGTATAATATAGTTACATGGTAGAAATACCCCGTACAGATAATCTGAGATATGACGCTACTCTTGACAGAGTTATAAATGGGGCTTACAAGTGTAATCGTGAGGTTGCACTCGAAGGTATCGTTATCTGTTTCCATAGGAATCTGAATTTACAGTTACGTAGCAGGGTTGAGATTAAATAAACTTCCTGAGACCGTAAACGGAATGTCTAGCGAGTATAAACGCAAGTAATGAAGGAAAAACAGAGCTGGTTTTGACAGCACAGTCGGGAGAGTTGCCCGACAATAGTGGAGCAAGTACCTGAATGAAATTTTGTTTCAGTGAAATGATGAAATATCGTTTCATTGAAATTAAATTTTGGGGAATTAGCGAAACTAAGTC